GTTGAATTCAATACTATGATGCGTCGTGTGATTAATCCTCATATGTTGCGATATGTTGAAGGTGGACAATACGGTACTGGTGGCACACCACTTAATGAAGCACTGAGTTATATGGTATCTTACCTACCTAAGTTTGCCAAGGTAAACAATGTAGAAAAGATGTCACTAATTACTTTGACTGATGGTGATGGTCACATGCTACAAGGACAAAATTCCTACTCTATGCGTAGTTATGGATATGATGCTAATTATTCGAAACGTAGCAATATGCGTCACTTCTTGCAAGATCCTCAAACCAAACAGAGCTACGAAATTTTTGACAATGGTCACTCACAGACTGAAGCAATCATTCGCATGATTAAAGATCGCTACTCGATTAATATTGTTGGATTTTATATCTGCGAGAATCGTCGTCGTGATCTTTCCTCAGCGATTCGTACAAATATTTCTGGCTATGAAGGTAACGTAGACACTATGATTGATATCTTCCGCAATCAGTTTCGTGATAAAGGATTTGCGTCTATCAAGAGTAGTGGTCGTGATGACTTGTTTATTGTTCCTATCAATAAACTTAAAGTGGATGATAGTGAAATGGTGGTGGCAGAAAAGCAAACTGCAAAACAGATCGCTAGGTCTTTCACTAAAAATATGACTGGACGCAAGACTTCTCGAGTCCTGCTGAACCAGTTTATCGGCTACGTAGCGTAGAGAGGGCTGAAAAAAGTCCTTTAAAATCAATGACTTACGGAGTGCTTTACTTTAATTCAGAACTAGGGTAAAATTCTCTTGTAGTCTTGTGAATTGTTTAACTTTATGATGGAGAAATTGATGGCTAAAATTACCGAAACACAAAAGGCAGAGTTCGAAAGCAAATTGCTTGAGCGATTCCCTGATGTTATAACCAGTGGCACTGTCACTCGCAAGCAACTGCTTGAGATTCGTGAGGAAATGGGTAACCAGTTCCATCCTTTGTGGCTGATGCAAAACGTAGTTGGTCGTGGCTTATATGCTATCGATGGTGGTGCTACACCTGCTGTTGTTGGTAATACTGTGACCAAACCTGTTGCTAAGAAAGTTGAGTCCTTCGTGGTTGACTATACTGATACTGATTCGTTGATTCCGAAAAAAGATTCAAACTTTGTTCCTTTCGGTAACTTTGCTGATGTTGAAAACATTATTAAGTCTGCTATCTTCTACCCTGCTTATATCAGTGGTCCAACTGGGAATGGTAAGTCTACCATGGTAGAACAGATTTGTGCAAAACATAAGCGTCCTTTGATTCGTGTTAACCTTAACATGATGACTGACGAAGAACAACTCATCGGTTCAAAAACACTTATCGATGGTAACGTACAGATCGTTGAGGGTCCAGTATTGATTGCAATGCGTACTGGTTGCACACTACTGCTTGACGAAATTGACGCTGGCTCCGCAAATACTTTGCTGTGCTTGCAACCGATTCTTGAGGGTAAACCTTATTACTTCAAACTCAAGAACGAAATGATTGTTCCTGCTGCTGGTTTCAATATTATTGCAACTGCAAATACTAAGGGTAAGGGTTCTGACGATGGTCGTTATATCGGTACCAACGTGCTGAACGAAGCATTCTTGGAACGATTTGCAGTTACCTTTGAGCAGGAATATCCTAATGCAAAAGTCGAAGTTAAGATTATTAAAAATCTTATGGAGACTTATGCATGTGTTGACGAAGAGTTTGCAGATACACTGGTCAAGTGGGCTGAAGCAATTCGTCGCACCTTTGATGATGGTGGTGTGGATGAGACAATTACGACTCGTCGTATGACTCATATCGTTCGTGCCTTTGCAATCTTCAAAGACCGTAAGAAGGCAGTAGAACTTTGTTGCAATCGTTTTGACTCTGCAACTAAAACAGCATTCCAGGATTTGTTTGAGAAAGTATCAAACCCTGTTGCTGAGCCAGTTGCTGCACCGCAAGAAGCACCTGCAACAAATGAAGTGCCATTTTAAATTTGACATTTATTCAAAAGTGTAGTATACTTATATTGTTAACTTGATAAAGGAATTGATTATGAAGAAATTTGCTGACCTGTCCAAAGCACAGAAACAATTTTGTGTCCGTATCTTGGACGTATGTCCTCAATATCGTAAACAGAAAGATCTGACTTGGAAGGAACTACTTGCTGGTTACTTCTTGCTGAAGGATCAACGTAAGCAAACTGGTGAGAAGATTGGTTTCCCGATGTGGCTTCAGAAAACCAATATCGTCGGACGTGGTACTTATCAAATGCCATGGCCAACTGATAAAGAACTTTCTGACTATGTCGCAGCCAAGACTGCACCTAAAGCTGTTAAACAGCCGAAGGTTGCCAAGGTCAAGGTAGCTAAAGTTAAAGCAACTAAAAAGACTGTAGCAAAATCTAAACCTGCTGCACCTGTTGCTGAAACGGATCTGGGTCACTCTCGTCTTCAATCTATCATTACTGAATCACCTACGTATGATGCAGACGAAGAAGATTTTAACCAGATCTTGCGTGAGAATGGTATCGAAGTCTAAATTTAGATTTCTCTAATCGGGTTGAGGGAAAAGCCATCCCCTCTCCCGATCTTTTTCATTTGATGGCGTGTTAATTATGGAGACATTATATGTCCAAACAAGCAAAGTTGTTGTCTTATTTGCAGTCTGGTAATGAAGTGACTGTTAAACAGATTTCTGGTGTGTTCGGTATCGCTCACCCAGCATCTGCAATTCGTAACCTGCGTGAGCAGGGTTATTGTGTTTATACTAACCCAGCTAAACTTGCTGATGGTACTCGTACTACTAAGTACAAAATCGGTAAAGCAAGCAAGCGTATGATTCGTTTAGTGAATCTTATCGCTGGTGCTGATGCATTTACAGCACAACGTAAAGCTGCTTAAGCAACTGAGTCTGGGTATCTTCTTGGGTGCCCAGACTCATTTTTATTATGGGTATCTATGGCTACTAAAGAAGAAATAGCAAAGTCCCAAACAGCTACAACTGGTGGGCGAAAATTTGATGGTAACAAACTTGAATATGGTTTGTTACCTCCACTTGCATTGAAAGCAACTGTGGAGATTCTTACATTCGGTGCACAGAAATATGAAAGGGATAATTGGATACGTGTCCCTGATTCAAAACGAAGATATTTTGACGCAATGCAAAGGCATCTCTGGGCATGGAAAGAGGGCGAGCAGAACGATCCCGAAACTGGTAAGAATCATTTGGCGCATGCAATGTGTTGCCTAATGTTTCTGTATGAGCATGACGTAAAATATTCAAAAGATCAAAAATAAATTTGACTAAAACGTGTTTTTGAAGTATAATATTTTATACATATTATGTGTTATTTAAATGGAGAATCAAATGAAACTAAGTAAAGATACAGTTGCACTTTTCAAGAACTTTGCTGGTATCAATAGCAATTTGCTGTTGAAGCAGGGTAACAAACTTGCAACAATCTCGTCACAAAAGAATGTTATGTCTGATACAGTCGTAACAGAAACCTTCCCATCCGACTTCGGTATCTACGATCTGAATGAGTTTCTTGGAGCAATGTCATTGTTCGAAGATCCTGATTTGGTCTTTGATGAGAAGTATGTTACCATCAAAGAAGGTGGTTCCAGCATTAAGTATTTTGCTGCAGATCCAAGCGTACTTACTGCTCCGCAGAAGGCTATCACATTCCCAAATGCAGATATTGAATTCACATTGACAGCGACCATGTTGAATATGATTCAGAAGACCGCATCTGTTTTGCGTGCAACTGATCTAATCATTGTTGGTGATGGTAGCAACATGTCTATTCAGGTTGGTGATAAGAAGAACGCCACTGGCAATACTTACAATGCACAGGTAGGTTCTACAGATAAGACTTTCAAAGTATTTGTGAAAGTAGAAAATCTAAAGATGCTTCCTGGCGATTATCTTGTCAGCATTTCAAGCAAGAAGATCTCTCGCTTCAAAGCAACATCTAGCGACTTGGTTTACTATGTCGCAGTTGAAGCGGACTCAACATTTGAGTTTTAATTATGCTTAATCCTTTAAGGAATGTTATGAATAGTATAAAGATGAATCGTCTTGAGTTACTCGAGATTGTAAAGGAAAATAAACAAAAGCATATTGATGCTTATGCTGAATCTATTGAAGATTACAAAGTCGCTGTTCTTAAGATTACAACAACCAATCTTAAAATGGCAAAGACTGCTGATCTGGAACAGTTTAAATTCAAGACAATCCCTAGCAAGCCAACTAGCTACGAAGATAACTACACACGAGCAATTCGTATGTTAGAATTATCTGTCGAAGAAATTATTGATGTTGAAGAAAATATCTTCAATCAACTTGTTTTAGATGAATGGGGATGGAAGCAACAATTTACAACTCTATCAGCATCTTACAAAAGTGTTTGATTAGTAGAGGGGTAAATTCCCCTCTTATTTTTATTATGGAGATATTATGATTGATAGTCGTGATGAGATGTTCTTGTGGGTAGAGAAGTATCGCCCACAAAAGATCGATGACTGTGTTCTTCCAGAAGCACTTAAGAAAACTTTCCATGAGTATATTGCTCAGGGAGAGTTACCCACATTCTTGTTCTGTGGTTCAGCAGGTGTTGGTAAAACAACTGTTGCTAAAGCACTATGCAATGAGATCGGTGCTGAGTACATGTTTATCAATGGTTCTGAAGAATCAGGTATCGATATTCTGCGCACCAAGATTAAATCCTTTGCTTCCTCAGTATCTCTGACTGATGCTAAGAAAGTTGTTATTCTTGACGAAGCAGATTATCTAAACCCAAACTCTACTCAACCAGCACTACGTGCATTCATCGAAGAGTTTTCTTCTAATTGCAGATTCATCTTTACTTGTAACTTTAAAAATCGAATCATCGAGCCATTGCACTCACGTTGTGCAGTTATTGATTTCAAGATCGATAATAAAGACAAGCAAGAAACTGCAGCAGCATTCTACAAACGTGCAACACAAATTCTGAAGCAGGAAGGTGTTGAGTTTGATCCAAAGGTTGTTGTTGAAGTTGTGATGAAACACTTCCCAGACTATCGTCGTATTCTGAATGAACTACAGCGTTACTCTGTGTCTGGTAAGATTGACTCTGGTATTCTTGTTAATGTCAGCCAAGAATCATTTAAAGAGTTGGTTAAACTAATGAGCCAGAAAGAGTTTAATGAAGTACGTAAGTGGGTTGGTAAGAACTCAGACATGGATTCAGTTTCATTGTTCAGAGAACTATACGATTCCGCAAACAGTTTGATTGAACCTTCAAGCATTCCACAGCTGGTAATTACTTTGGCTGAGTATCAGTACAAGGCTGCATTCGTAGCAGACCATGAACTAAATACTATGGCAGCGTTAACCGAAATTATGGCTAACTGCAAATTTAAGTAAGGGCTAAAATGGAACTAATCATTGTTATATGTGTTGCGATTATCGCATACAAAATTGGTTGGTTAGCAAGAGAGTATCATGCTAAGGCAACTATACATAGATTTATTCATCACATGGAACAGCAGGAAGAAGAAAATGAAGTCATGATTCCTATTGTTATCGAAAAAGTTGAAAACATTTTTTATGTATATAATGGTGAAGATAAGACTTTTATGGCGCAGGGAAAAACAAGACGAGATCTCGAAGAAGCACTAGATAAGAGATATCCAGGTAAAAAGTTTGCAGCACTACCAGGAAATTTAAAAGAGGTTGGACTATGATTATAAGTGAATATACAGAAGGTGTGCGCAATGCAAAGGTTATGAAGATGGAAAATGGTCAATATACAGTTCTCATTTGGGATGCTGCACGTGAGATTGATGACCATAGAATGTTCACTAGCCTAGAAGTTGCAGAGGACTTTGCTGAGAATTGGGTGCTCAAGCATGTCTCCTTTTGATTTTATTAATGCAATAAACACCACTAAACAAAATCTTTTTGAGGATCCACAGGCGGAGAAGGACTACTCCGCTTTTATGGTGAATAGAGGTCTGTCATACTTCCATGATACAGTTCTTTATGCCAATGAGATGAATAGACACCATTCCATACCTAAGGAATGGCAATTTTCGTTTTTCCTAAATACTATATCTAAGAAGAAAAGATTTAGTAAATGGTCGAAGAAAGACAAAGAAACTAAGTCTATTCAACTTGTTAAGGAATACTATGGGTATTCTACGGAAAAGGCGAAGGAAGCATTGTCTGTTCTTTCGTCTGAGCATTTGAACATGATAGAAGAAAAATTATATAAAGGTGGAAAATCATGACAGTCGAAATGATTTATTACGACTGGACGCCAGAGTCCATGCTTGAAGTGACCCTGCCAGAACCAGATAACTTTTTAAAGGTTCGTGAGACACTTACTCGTATCGGCATCGCATCCAGAAAAGAACAAAAATTGTACCAGTCTTGCCACATTCTACACAAGCAGGGCAGGTACTTCATTGTGCACTTCAAAGAATTGTTTGCTTTAGATGGTAAAGAATCAAACATTACATCAGGTGACATTGAACGTAGGAATGCTATCGCTGGATTATTGCAAGACTGGGAACTATTAAAGATTCTTGTTCCTACGAAGGCAGATCCAAAGGCATCTCTGTCTCAGATTAAGGTTGTATCTTATAAAGAGAAAGAGGACTGGGAACTAGTGCCCAAGTACAACATAGGGAAGAAGAAGTAATCAGGAGTGAAATGCAATCAGGTGCTTTGATAAATTACCTGCGTTGAACTCTCTATCGCAATTTGGACATTTAGACTTTAGCAACTGGTGAGAACGATTCTTTTCTCCAATGGTTTTCTTACTTTGGTCTGACATCCCAACTTTGCGTTTAATTTTGAGTCTACCAACAACCCAGCCTTCTGGGATGCAATTTAGATCTACTCTTTTGTTAGAAGATCCATTATTGATCCAGACCTTGTTAGCAACTGCACCTAGTGTGCCAGTACCACCTTGAATTATGTTGTAGCCATTGTTGATAGAATCGTATTGATTTATGAAGTACTGTTCCATCGTTAGGTAGCAGTGGTCTTTGTCTGTGGAAGTATAGATTTCTTCCCATTCAAAGTTATCCCAGCCGTATGTTTTTAAAGCTGTATAAAATTTAGATTGATGGGTTTTATAAATAGATTTGTGTCTGCGTTTGCGAACTTTCCAATCTTTGGAAAATCCAATGTAGACTTTTTGATTTATTTTATTTGTTACTTTATAAATAGAATAAAGGTTCATGCTGATATCTCCTCATAGATATTAGAGTGGGTGATATTGATGGTATCGTAACCCATGCTATTATTTAGTATAATAGCGTTTTCAGTATAACATTGGTAAAAAGACTAAATAATTGGAGTAAAGATGATCAAACTTGAATTGACTATTGAACAAATTAACACTATTCTTGCTGCACTTGGCAAACAACCATTCGAAGCAGTTGCTGGAGTCATTAATGAGATCCAGAAACAAGGTGGTCCACAGGCAGCAGCATTAGAAAAAGCTGACGCTGAAGCAGCAAAAAATACTAAATAGTATTGTCCCATCGGGATGGGAAACTAGGCTGGTATCCTAGTCAAATCTACCTCTGATGCCTTCGGGGTCAGACTTTTATAAACTCGCTGAAAAGGAGAACTATATGTTATCAGCAATCAACACATCTATCGACACAATCGTGTCTGCCAAGCAACAATTCGTTAAGACATTCGTCAAGAACGAGACAGTTGCAAAACCTCTCAATGCTTATATCGATGCTCAACAAGCATTCGCCAAGACTGTTGCTAAGTCAACTGTAGATTTTTACACTACTGTTGGTTCTGCATTCGCTGGCTTTGATGCTAAAAAAGCATTCGCAACTAAGTAAGGAGATTCACATGGTCAGTAAATTTTTACCTGATGCTATGCTACACCCACAATTCAAGGACTTCGAAAAGTTCTTTGTAGGGTTCGATGATCAATTCACTCGTATGGCAAAGTTCCATGAGGACTTGACAAAAAACATTCCTAACTATCCACCATACAACATCAAGAAAAATGATGATAACCACTACACCATTGAGATCGCTGTTGCTGGCTTTGGTCAACAAGACATCGATATCGAGATGGCTGATGGTAAGTTAATTGTTCGTGGTAATGTTAAGAGTGAAGAAGAGCAAGATAACTTCTTGTTCAAAGGAATCGCTAATCGTGCATTCACTCGTTCATTTGTTTTGAATGACGAAGTAGTAGTGAACGATGCCGAGATGCTCAACGGTATGTTGAAGATCTTCTTGGAACGTCTGGTTCCAGAACAAAAGAAACCAAAGAAAATCGCTATTAAATCCAAAGGTGAAAGAAAACTATTAACCGAAGGAGAAAAAGATGCGATTTCTGAAACTCTGTAAAGAACTATTCATCGGACTAGGCGATGGTATTCAAGCATTTAAGACTTACAAAAAAGGTAAGGTAAAATGAATAACTGGGTACCAATGACTGACGATGATTGGGATTGGGTTAACGGTAAAGTGCCACCTAATCCTGATAACAAAAATAAGTGAGAATACTATGTCTTTAACATTAAAAAATCTTGAGAGTGCATTGGCTGGCGAATCGATGGCTCACATCAAGTATCGTTACTTTGCCAAGATCGCTCGTGAGGAAGGGTTCGAAGATGTTGCAAAACACTTTGAGCACACTGCCGATCAAGAGATCAAACATGCATGGGGTCACCTAGAGTTGCTAATCGGTAAACCTTCCACTAAGGAATGTCTACAGAAAGCAATCGATGGTGAGACTTATGAGTTTACAGAAATGTATCCTCATATGGAAGAAGAAGCCGAGCGTGAGCGTAATGAGGAAGCATTGCTTGAAGCACGTCTACAAGCAGCTGAATCAAAAGAACATGCAGAGCAATTCCAAGCAATACTTGCAAAAGCAGAAAAGCGTTTCGCTGCTTTAAAGAAAGTAGAAGAGCGTCATGCTAATGCATATAAACAAGTATTGGAAGGAGTTTTATAATGGAACATGTATGCGTAGTCTGTGGTCACGTGCATGATGAGGCAACTGAAGGTAAGTGGGATGAACTTCCTGCTGACTTTGAGTGCCCAGAATGTGGTGTCGGCAAAGATGAATATGAAGTGATTTAATTCATACAAACTTAGGGGGACTTCGGTTCCCCTAAATACTTTGTATGAAAGCCAAAATATCACCTAACCTTGTATCCTTTCTTACGATACGTCGTGGGAACTGGATTATGAAAATCTCTGTATTCAAACACAAAGAGGTTATGGTTATTGCACAGCACTACTTTGATAATGATCGTTTCGAGATTCGTCACTTTCGTAATCAAGAAGAAGCAGCAGATTTTATAGAATTTTTAGTGACTAATGAGGAAAGTTTATGATAAGAGTATTCAGAATGATCAATGGCGAAGAATTGATAAGTGAGTCCAAACCTGCTGGTGGTGGCTATACACTTGAGAATCCTGCAGTAATCGTCATGCAGCAAACAGAGAAAGGTATGGGCGTAGCAATTGCACCATACATGCCTTACGCACAAGGTAAGGTTACTCTATACTCTTCAGCCATCGCAGCTGAAGCGGATCCTGACGACAAGATGAAGAACGAATATAACCGAATTTTCGGCTCGGGAATTCAGGTCGTTCCAGCGTCTGCCCTACCCAAATCCCCCATCATCACCTAAGTCGTTGATTCCAGAGGGGAAAACCCCTCCGTAAGTCGTTGATTTTAAAGGACTTTTCACACCCAAAATAACCCTACAGAGGGTAGGGTTTTGCAACAAAGTGCTTTACATTAATTCAGGTTTCCTGTATAATTATATTATGATGATGAGAAAGGGATCTAAAATGACTGGATTAGAACTAGCGTTAGAACAAGCCAATTATACATATTGGGATATGTATAAAGATGCGCATGGTGTGCGTCCTCGTTGGATTGACACCACCAAGTGGACTGTCGAAGATTTTGAAGCAGAGTTTGCATCGTTGGCTACTAGCATCGAACAGAACGAACTTCAGCGCAAGGCTGATGAAGCAGAAGCGATCGTTCGTTTCGAAGATCGTGTGCTCAATCTGATGCATACCAGTACTAATCGTGAACGTGTGATCGCATGGCTCATGGATGCTGAAGGTGCGAATGGCGACTTCGAGTATTTCTGTTTTACTCAGGGTCTTCCTTATGGTTATTTCAACGTGAAAGAGGTGGTATGATGAATGTTATCTACAAAAGCAAATCGCAAATTCGTAAAGAAACCGAAACTGCTCTCAAGAAATTCTTGAAGACTGGTGGTTCGATTGAAGTTGTGAAAGCACGCAAAGCACCGAAGTCCAAGATGCGTGTCAAGAATTCTCGTGGTTTCGTTTCTGGCACTTCTGGTTTTGCAGCAGGTTATCCTAAGCAATCTTTGGCTTGACTTGCAATAACTTTTAGAGTATAATCATATTATGATGCTCGTGAAAGAAATTACTAAGTGGGAAGGTGTGAGTCGCCAGCCGAATCACACTTACCTTATCTCTGAGGACTACTCGAAAATCTTTGGTTACTTTAAGTGGCACACTAAAGAGTTTCAAATGTTCAAAAATCCAATAAGGTTCGATAGTCGTTATCGCAAATTCAAAGTAGTGAAGACAGATCTTTACTTTGAAGGACAGAAACCTACCACCAAGCAGTGGAAGATTGAAGGTAGTAAAGGTAACGTATACGTGGTGCAAGAAACTGCGCATGGTCTTTCCTGCAGTTGCGTTGGCTTCAAATACCATGGTAAGTGCAAACATATTGATGAGGTATCTACACAATGAATTTAAATTTGTTTTTCGAGAGTCTCGCTGACAACAGTTCCCGCAACTTCAAAATCGATCAACTAAATGCAAACTGCGATAACGAAGTGTTGCGTGAGGTTGTTCGCTTGGCTCTCGATCCCTTTACCCAGTTTTATCAACGTAAAATTCCTACGTATAAAACTGACTCTGTGACCACAACTCTTGAAAATGCATTGGGAGCACTTTATGATCTATCTTCTCGTAGCGTTACTGGTAATGCAGCAATTGAATATCTGCGTATGCTTCTCTCATCTGTTTCAGCTGATGATGCAAAGGTTCTCGAACGTATCATTCAAAAGGATCTAAAATGCGGAGTACAGGTGTCAACTGCCAATGCCGTATGGTCTGGTCTAATAAGAGAGTACCCAGTGATGCTGTGCACTGGATACGAACAGAAACTCGTAGACAAAATAAAGTTTCCTGCATATGCACAGTTAAAAATGGACGGGATGCGTTTCAACGCTATCGTCAAAGATGGTAAGGTTGAATTCCGTAGTCGCAATGGTAAAGAACTAAACCTGCTCGGCAATCTTGAGAAAGAATTTGCTGCACTTGCAGGTGATGTTGATTGTGTGTTCGATGGCGAACTACTGATTATGGATAAAGACGATTATCAATTTATGGATCGTCAGACAGGTAATGGAATTCTTTCCAAAGCAAACAAGGGAACTATTAGTGCCGATGAAGCAGCAATGGTTCATGCAACTGTATGGGATGTAATTCCTTACGCATACTTCACTGATGGGTACTGTCCTACTCCATACGCAACTAGGTTTTCATCACTGGATATGCTTATCAAAAAGCAATCTTCCAAAGATAAGAAAATCTGGTTGGTTACAAGTGACATTGTTGAAACACTTGAACAGGCTACAGAGATTTTTAATGGTTATTTGGCTCAAGGACTTGAGGGTATCATCCTTAAAGATGGTAGTGGTGTTTGGGAAGACAAACGTGTCAAGCATCAAATTAAATTCAAAGGTGAACTAGAGTGTGACCTAAAGATTGTTGATGTTGAAGAAGGTACTGGTAAGTACGAAGGTATGCTCGGTGCTATTGTTTGTGAATCGTCAGATGGTATTGTCAAAGTTAATGTAGGGAGTGGCTTCAATGATGCGCATCGTAAATCTCTTAAGAAAAAAGATTTGGTTGGCAAGGTTGTCGCTATCAAGTACAATGCTCGTATCAAGAATAAACTTGGAGATGAGAGTTTGTTCCTTCCGATCTTCATTGAGGTTCGTGAAGACAAAGATGTTGCAGACAGTAGTAAGGACATAAAATGAAAGTCAAAACAACTGAATGGGTTCGTCTCTCAGAGTTTCCCAGTGCAGGTGAGTATAATGGATTGAATGACAATACCATTTTGTGGTGGCGAAATTTTACAGGTGGACAACACTCAGGTGTTTATCAAGTATCGTTGACTAAACCTAAAGAACATGTTCATAAAGATATATGTTACATTGGTAAGTCAGATACACTACCGAAACGCATAAGCGATCTACGTACTTG